GGTTAACTGAGCAGTTAAGTTCTTCCAATCAGCTAAGATATCAGCTGTAGCATTTTTGTGCGCTTTAGCAAGATTTGTTAAACCAAAAGTAGTTTGATTATCTATAGTATCTAACTGATCTTTATTTAATTTACCCACTTGATTGTTAGGATCTTTAAGATCGCGTCCACGCATTAATGCATCAAGAGATGCTACACCTGCTACACCTGCGCGTACTAAACCCAATCCAGGTGTTTTATTATTATGAGCCCAATCACTTAATTTTTTATCAAAATTAGCGAAGAATTTACCACGGGCGTCTTTACTCCATATAACAGTAAGCAGATATATAACGCCTATAATAATACCTGTTTTAGCTAATATAGATAGTTGTCTTAAAAATTTTAATGACTTAGCTGCTGAGATATTTAATGCTGAAAACTTTCCAATAAGTGATAATATACTACCACCGAAGATCGCAAGTATTCCACCTAAAAATACAACTGCTGAACCAAAGACTCCGAACTGAGCAATCAATTCACGTGTGCGGGGGCTGAGAGCTTCATAGCGTCTTACCAGTCCCTGTGCTCCTTGAATGAGTTGCAACATTGCTGGAAGAACGTCTTGTCCAATAACTATAGCGAATGCTTTAAACTGGTTTACTGCTATTGCCCATCTTACACCCGGAGCCTGACTCATTTGTCTATAGGATGAACTAAACTCGTCTGTATTTCCTTGAACGTTTTTGAGAATTTCTGCATAATCTTTCCAACCCATAATAAGATTCTGAATCGATTTTCGCGCTTCAGCCGTACTTGTAAGACCTACAGGGTTTTCCGATTTAGAACCTAACACTGTCTGTCCTCTAGCAGTAATATCTGAAATGATGTTAGCTAATCCTGTACCACCTTTAGTTAGCTCAGGGCGCGCTTTTACCATCATTGCAATAATTTGCGATAGTGGGCGCAGCTTATCTGTACCAGGAATTAACTCGGATACTCCAAACATCGCTTCAAATCCTGCGATGAATTCTTTTCGTTGCATAATTTGGAGAAGTCGAGTATAACCAGTAACAGCCTGAGCCTGAGATGCTAACCTTGTGGACAGGAACGCAACTGCTCCGCCAGCTTCACTAAGTTCCTGATTTGCAGTTTTAGCACTTGCAGCCATTTTACCGAATACAGGTGAGAACTGATCGAATGTACCCTTACCATATTTCACTGTTGCGAACAAAGTATTCATAACTTGATTAACTGCTTTTCCAGCTGCTACTGATCCATCTAGAGCTGGACCGAAGTTGTTAAGCGTCACAATCATTGAATCAGTAGCAGACACCAAATCAATGCCCCCTGCTACTGCTGCTCTATTTGCAACACCGAGAAGTTGTGCAGTTACTTTTAATCGTTGCATTGAATTACCGGCGATATTCATACCCGAGGATAATTCATAAGCACTATCAACCATCTCTGTGGTGGTTGCAGGAAAATCTTTACTCATTCCAAGAACCACAGTTTGTAACTGCTTACCTCTAATAGCTGCAATACCCGTGGATTCTCCTACTGCTCTTAACTGTGTAGCTGCACGAGTTGTCTGCTTATTGAAGTCTGCGAAATTACTAGCTAATGCACCACTTACAACTAAACCAGCACCCCCGGCAAACGTCTAAGAGAAAGAGCTTGTTCATCAATCTGCGCTAAAATTAACTGTTCCTTCTCACCGACCATACTTAATTTTTGACTCCAACGATCAACTAATTTTGGCATTAAAGCCTGAGTTGCTAATAATCGTTCCATCTCGATTCGATTAGCTAATAGCTGCTTTGCCGCTGCTTTTACTTTTACACCTGATTTACTTAATGCAACACTCTCGAGATTTGCAGTTGACAAATTAGTAATCTTTGCTTGCCCCATTTTATTCTCTAAAAGAAGTCGTCTTGCAGTTGAGGCGTGAATATCCTGAGAAATCTTTAATTCTTTATCAAGAAGATTAGCTCTTTCAACTGCTAGTGACTTTCCTTGTCCGATTAAACTAGAAGCAGCAATACCTTGTCTTAACGCACCTGAGCCGCCCTCGCTAAGTCGGGAAATCTTATCTCGCGTAGCATTGATAGTTTGTTCCTTACGAGCAATACCACCACGTAATACATCTTCTCTTCTAATTAGATCGTTTCTTCGCCTTAAGAAAGCTTCCGCATTACGTGCTTCCTGAGCATTGAACAGTGTAATGTTACTAACGAGGCTTCTTCCAGTAGTTTGGATCTTCCTCTGTAGAGCTTCTAACTGCTTCGCTTGAGATATCCGTCTACTCTGCAATGCCTGCTGTTGACGATTAGCAGCATTAGACGCGTCGGCAGCATTACCGACCCCGGCTAAATCACCAGAGAGTTTTCTTAAACGTGAAGATGCGCGATCTTGTACGCGCAACATCAGATTAAGCTCATGACCTCTAAATGCCATTACTCATCTTTCTTTCCAGCTTTGCTAATCTGTTCGAGATATTCTTCATAACGATGTGATGCACTCAATACAGCATCAAGTCTTAAAATAGCGCCTTTTGGTTGTTGAAGTAGACCGCCTGCCCAGGGTAAACAATTGAACTCCTTGCACAAGCGGCCTACTTTCAACCATTCTAAAACCTCAATTACTAGATCGTCGCTGAATCCATAATCATCGACTCCGACGGTTCCGGCTTTTGATGTTCTGAGGATGTGGAAGGCGCAATCGGAAAATCCTTCTCAAAGTCGTCACCCTCACTATTAAGATTGTCAATATGCTTTTCAATCTCTAATCCAACTTTAGGATTCAACATCTTTAAAGTCATTGGACTATTGAAGTCTAGAACATTTCCAACACTATCAGTAATGTTATGATTAACAATGCAATTCTTGAACATGTAGTCTCTCTCCCAAGTTTGGAGAGATTCAAGAATCAGCTTAGAGGTTTGTTCCTTATCTTTACCTTTACCTGTAACCTGCTGTTCCATAGAAGCGATACTTCCCTTATCTCTACGAGTAAGCATATCATAGTATGGAAGCTGCCTTAGCTCTACATAACCATCAGGTGGTAAAGACTTTAACTCGAACCTATGTGTTTCCTGAGATACTGTACCGTCGGGCATTTTATACTCCTGTGGTAGTTATTAAGTAATGCTAATCGCGGACTTGACAGAGATTGCATAACCATCTCCGCCAACCTGGGCCAAACCGTGTCCGGTGAAATTAGCCATAACAATAGCATCAAGCGATTCCTGTGGAATCTTGTAACTGTCAAAAGCCATTCGGTTAGCCTGCAACTGAATACCATCAGTAGCAGCAGCAAACGAAACGCCCCCGACAGTTGACTCCAACTTAATTGCCTGAGTCGCACTTGCAACCATAGCATCATAATCAGTACGATCCAAGAAGTCAAGTTCACTTGTGACCTCAAAATCGGTCTTACCGAACTTAACGTAACTTGCAGACCTGAGGCTAACAATACGATTCTGCGCCTCAGCATTATGGTTAACCGTAAACGTGAATCCGTTGAAAGATGTAACCTGCGTAAACACAGGTGTAACTCCACTTGCACCAGTAAACACGTTATGAGAATCTGCACCAAGAATGTCTGCTGCAATCCAAGTCGGAACAGGCAGAGCTTGAACAGCTTCACCAAGACCAATAACACCAAGAGTGCACTTTAAAACTCCAGCATCAATCGTCCATTCATACTGACCAACTGTACATCCTGTATAACCGAAAACAATGCCATTACGAACACACGTAATAGACAGAGTTTTTTGAAGTGCACCGGCACCAGTAGAAGTTGATCCAGCAGTAGAGGGAACAAACTTGTACGTATAAGGACCAGCACCCGTCTTAGTGATCGTATGCCTAGATGCGTATAGGAAATATAAGAAGTTATTGGTGTCAACCTCTAACTCAACATCTCCCTCAGTATGGTAGTATCCAGGCTTAACTTCGGAATCAATAACCTGTTGACGTAACTGCTGAGAGTAGTATTTTTCCTCCGTGTAGTCAAGAGTCTCTCTCAGAACAGGGACATATACAGAAGGTGCAACATAAGTACCCATTACAGTCTCAGGTGCAATTCCAATAAAGCCTGTTGCTCCAATTCCAGGTGGCATTAGTTATCTTCACCTACTTCATCATCGTCTCCTGTGTTGTCATTATCTGTAACTACCTCGACTACCTCGATTACCTGATTGATCTCAGGAGCCTCATACTGTTTTCCATCTACTGTTGCAAACTGGACATTAGAGAGGGCCTCTGCTAATGTCTTTCCGTTCTTATTCTCGTATTCGTCTAATTTCTCATCTGAGATTTCAACTTCTTCTCCATTAATAAAGAGTAAACCACCAATGTCGAATTCAATACCCATAGGATATGAATCGTTAAAGAATTCTACTTTCATTGTGTTGAGAACCTCCGTTGCGATAATGCTCGCCATGTCATTCGTGTGCTAATAATCATGTTTGATTTATTAGCTCTTGGTTGAAGAACACCAGGTTCCTCATTTGAAATATAACCAAATACAACTCTTTTTGTTGCTGGATCTAATGGATCTGATTGCCACCCATAATCTTCTTCCAGCACTTCTTCCAACTGTTCTACTAGCTTTAAATCCGCTTCTGATCTTTCACGCTTTGTAAGAGTTAAATCTGCATGATAAACATAAAGATGTAATTCTAAATCAACGTTGAAAGTCTGGGTTGCATGAATGGTCTTGTCCCTCGTTCCCGGTACAACCACTACAGCCGGATAATTAGGGATTCTCTTTTCATCAAACCTACCAACAAATCTAATTC